GGAGGAGGGATACCCCGTAGACCCTTTCCCCATCCAGGTCATACGTTACACCGCTATACCAACCCGGCTGTGGGGCCTTGGTCTCATCCAGCCACTTGTTGACCTTCAGTGGTTCTACAATAAGGCGCGCAGCCAGTTGGCTCAGAATGTTGAGCTGATGAGTAATCCGAAATGGCTCATCCCCAAGACTGCTGGCATCGACAATGCATCGTTCACCAACAAGGCTGGCGAGAAGATCTACTACAACGCTGCAGGTGGAGAGCCACGCATGGTTCAACCTGTGCCCCTGCCTGGCTATGTGCTTGATAACCTTACAAGAATCCAGGCTGAGATGTCTGACGTCTCCGGTATCCACTCGGTGAGCTTGGGTAAAAGAGCAGTCAACGTGAGTTCTGGCGCAGCCATCCAGACCTTGGCAGACAAGGACATGAGCCAACTCATGTTCACACAGGATGCGATCGAGAAGGCTGTGAGGAACATGGCGAAGAGCATCTTCTTGTTGGTGCGTGCCCACTACACGAAGCCAAAGATGCTACGCATGATGGATGACCTGGGTGGTGTTATCTATGAAGAGATACGAAACACAGACATCTTGGAAGACCCAGAGGTCTTTTTACAGGCTGGGTCGCTCTTCAGGCGTCAGGCACACGATCGCGATGCCAAGGTCTTGGAACTCTTCCAGCTTGGACTGGTCGAGAAAGAAGAAGCCATGCGCGAACTTTCCTGGCGCACTGCCAACAGGAAGGTCTCCGAGAAGGTGGTGGCACTCCATCACGCTCAAGAGATTCTTGGCGCAACCATCAAAGGTCTGGCGATTGAAATCTACTCGACTGATGACCTGGATGCGTTCCAGCGAGTCTTCCATGAGTTCATGCAGACAGAGGAATACTATAGCCTGGAGAAGGAACGAGCAGATTACATCGCAGATGTCTACCTATCCATCATCACGCATGGTCAGGGAGAAGAGTCTTACGAAGAGGCAATGTACCGGCGCAAGGTATTCCCACGGCAGCAGATGCCAAATGTTAGCGACAGGCAGAAAGCCGCCGGGCTGGCGTTACAGGGTTCTGACATGGCGTTTAACCAACTTCTCAACGAGCAGATGGGTGCTGCACAACAGACGGGCACCGTGGAGGATGCAGTATCCCGTTCTGCCCAAAGGCAAGAGGCTTTAATCTCACCCGTTAAAGGAGGGATGTAGTGGCTACCATGCTCTATGTGGAGAACGTGACAGGTCTTTTTAGGGCTTACACGGATGAACCAGACCTGACCTTTGTGACCAATGCTGACGCGCAGAGTTACCTTGAGATGGGATACAACGAGTTCCGTCAGAAGGTCACGAGCATGGCACCTGCCACCTATGCTGTTGATGTGACCATTACACCAACCACCAGCAGCTACAACCTTGCCACTGACCCCGTGACCATTCTTGGCGCAACACCAACCAATACCAGGATGGTGCGCTTGCTATCGGTGAGGAGCGCAACGCCCGACATTGGGGCCTTTATCTGGACTGGCGTGTCCTCTAAGCGTGCCCTCCAGACCGCATATCGGGGGTACTACCTGGAGGGTCAGGTGCTGCACTTCAACTCAAGTGTGGACCGCTCCTTGAAGCTTCAGTACGTTCCTGAGAGCACAGTGGACTGGTCGATAAACACGGCAGGAAGCAACCAATACATTGACGACCTTGTTGAGTTCCATGACATCATCGTTCTCTTTGCATACAGGCAATACGCTATCCGAAATAGCAGCAGCAGTGAGCAGGTGGAGCGGCAGTTGGCATCTCGCTTGCGTGAGCTTGAGTCAACGATGACCAGGCGAAACTTTGACGGACCTCACTATGTGGCACAAACCAGCGCAACGTATGAGGACTATTAGGTGGCAACCAAAGCCCAGGAAGTCGAGCTATTAAACGAGGGTGTGCAATCCACCACTGCCAGCAAAGGGAGCTTTGCGCTCAATCTGCATTACTTCCAGAACGCATGGCACGTCAGGAAAGGCTTTGGTCAGAAGCTCCAGCGGAGCACTGAGTTCTCCACACCCTTCGTTGGTGCTCTGGAGGCGTCAACGATATGGGGGTTTGTGGGGCATCTGGGCAGCAAGCTCATCAGAACGAGCTTTGGTCACGATCAGCTTGTGTCCGTGTTTGCTGCCAGGGTTAGGACTGGTGCTGCAGTTGGCTTCTACATGCACAACCTTACGTCTTTAATTTACACCGTAACGATCGACGACCTCACCACAGGGGGGCACTGGGAAGAAGCGCTCTACCCGCACACATCTGCACAAGCTGCTGCAGAGGCAAACACAAAGGCAGCTACAGACCAAATGGGGCTATCGCTTCCAAGGTGGCATGGGTGCTACGAGGTGTCGTCGAAGCCTGCGCTTACAGCACCCGTCTCTACGGGTCGTGGGAAAAGCTATGACGCATGGCTATCCCCTGCGGGAGACACCCTGGACATCAACGAGACACAGCGTCCTTTCTTTTTCATTGAGCACCGAGACAATCTAATTTTCGGTAACCCTGGTGCCGGGCTGTGGTGCTACTTCCCCGCTACGTTCAGAAAGAGTAGACGCAAAAGTGTAAACCAACTATACGAATCGGAGTGGATGGAGCCCTATTCGGAGTCTTCGTGCGTCAAGCAGATATCTTTATGTGATGGTCCATACTCTGAAGGATATCGGTACTTTAGACAGAGTACGTTTGAGGCTCCTCGTGCTGCAGCGGTGCTTGGCAATCGGGTGGTTTACGCAGGTGAGCGAACGCTTTACTTCTCGGATGAGGGATTTCCTGCGTCCATCTTGGCTGTTAACTTTCTATCCATTGATTCAGACCATGAGATAACCGCAATCCAGGAGCAGATGGGAAACCTGCTCATCTTCACCAGGAGCGAGACGTATTTGTATAGGCCCCCTCGTGGGCTTGTTATCTCGGGCGGGAAGCTAGACAAGATTTCAGAGTTTATCGGGTGTGAGAATGCGATGTCGGTGGTCCAGGCAGACGGCAACGTCTTCTGGGCAGACTCCAGGGGAGTGCATCGCACGACGGGCAACCTGTCTATTTCGACTATTACGGAGGGCATTGACGATCTCTTCACGAGTTTCATCACAAACCCGCTTACCTCCTACTATGCGGAGGTGGGGAGCACTACGACCACCAGGACGCAGCCAAAGACGGTCACCTCGTACAAGCCCAAGCTGCTACACCTGACGTGGTCAAACGAACTTAAGGCACTGCTTCTGACGATGCCCGAAGAAAGCGCAGCACTGTGCTGGAGTAGTGGCAAGTGGTCCCTTTGGACAACGGAGTCCAATGTGTTCGTATCTGGCGGGGCTGCGCCTGCAGATGTGGTGGGCGCAAAGCAGAACATGACCAACCCGTGGATTGTGGCAAACGAATCTGGCATTTACATGGTCACGTCAACCTATCCAGAACTTGTGCAAGATGCTGCGCGATATGATGGGAACGCTGGAACCCCCGTGGGCGACCTGGTGTTAACCCAGTCATATTGCGTACTTGAGTATGGCAGGGGTGGGGCTATCGATCGCAGCGTCGATGACGAGGACCAGCGCAAGCCTTCTGGGTATTGGGAGGTGGAGACCGTTGGGTACAGCACCACCGGGTATGTCTACTTTGACCCACCCTTCCAACTTGGCATTGGATATCAGGTTCCAGTCGCTGGCGTCTCTCCCGTGGCGAGCAATCAGATATACATGGTCCAGCCCATTTCGGTTGTGTGCCCAGCCAGTCGTGCGGCAGGCATTGATGAGTTTAAGATCATTTTTGATTACGACACCTTTAACTGGGATATTCAGAAGACGGCAGGATCCGCAACGAACTGCCTTGTCCTTGTTCCGTCTGAAAGGATAGCCGGTGTAGGTGATTGGACAGCAACCGAAGCAGGAACAACCGTGACGGTTGCATATGCTCAAACTGGCGCAAATCCTGACATGAACCTAAGCGTTGGAAAGAAGACGGTGCTCTTCTACCTTCTTTTTAAGAAAGCCAACGTCACAACCAGCGTTAGCTCACCTGCCATACAAATCAATGTCACTGGTGCGAGCGCTCCGTATGTAGACAACAACAACGCAGGCGACCAGTACTTGCAGCCTGCTATTTGGAAGCAGTATTTCTTTGGCACTGACGACGCTTCGTACCAGGACAATGTGGCGCAGCCTGTGGACTGGGCCTATAAGAGTGACCAAGTGGGGATGGATGAGGACTCGTTGCTAAAGGCGCGTGGTCTCTATGCTCGAATCATGAGCCATGGACCCGGCAGCACAGCAGACCACTTGGAGCCCACATGGTCAGTGGGTCTCTTTAATACGATCGTAGGCTCAGACCGAAAGGGATGGATGAGCCAGGTGATAGACTACACGGGTGGTGTTGCCAATGCAGAAGCGTTGGAGCGCATCATTAATCATGAGAGCATCCGTACCAGGATATTCAGTTCTGCGAACACGATACTCAATAAGACATTTGGGACTGCGCTCGTGCAATGGGGAGCGAGTGGCGCAACGTCTGGGAGTTATCTCATCGATGATGAAGAGACGTCTATGGTTGCGACCAGCGATTCGGTGAAGGGTCAGTGCTTTTCTTACATGCTCTTTGGTCACGTTCAAAACAGGGCTCAGGCACTTGAGCTCGAATCGGTAAAGGCTGCGTTGCGTATCGTTGGCGGCAGGCGAAGGACGGGTCACTGATGCAAATACAGCATGAGCTTGTATACAGAAGAGCGCAGAAAGAGAAGACCGCTGAAGACGACGTGGTCGATGTTAATAACCAGCAGTCTCGCAATGTGCTCACTGACGCCTTTA